CTACTTTGGCTTCATCAGGTTCATTGATGCGCTTGTAGATTTCATCGGATTCATTCACATAAGGAATCCTAACCTTGAATGTGTGACCGCCTAATTCAAATCTTCGGGTAAAGATGTTTTCTCTGTTCTGTTGGTACTTTGCACCGAGTGCATCAGCAAATCGTGTCATGTTTTCTCCTGTTAGTATTTTGGTTTGTAACTGTTTATTCTTCTTGCCAAGCCTTCGCTTAGTTTTCTTAATACTTCGGGGCTTGCCGCTTCTAATGCTGGTCGCATAAATGGTTTGTGGTCTTTCATTCGTGCCGTGCCAAATTCTTGGGCTATGGCGCGAGCATCGTACATATATCCACTAGAAGCCGCAAAAGCCTTAAATTTCTTTGCGCGGTCTGCTGAACTCAGGTTTTGATTTTCTGCGCTAAATTTCTTTTTTAGTTTTTTAGGAAATGCTTTTGTGGTGACCAATGCAATTACATTGTCGCCATTAAAAATATATTTAGAACGTTTATCTTTTCTATTTGGTCGCCTTGCTTCTACTTGTAAGTGTGCCGTTAATGCGCCTGTATCTATGGGCGCAAGTAATCTTGCTTTAGCTAATGTTGGTTGCATTGCTTCACGCACGGCTGGTATAAGTATTTTGCTATTAGCTTTTTTATCACCAATTTCTTTTGCAATGTCATCAAAATTTTTTAAAAGGCTATCAAAACCCTCAAGTTTGAATCCAATTCTTGCCATTTCAAATTCTCCATGCACCGGGCTTTATCAAGCGATGGAAAAGCAATTCGTTTAATTCTTTGGCGTACTCCACCACTTGCTCAGGTGTCATTGTGTCAGCATGACGAGCCGCAATCTCATGGGCGAGACTAACGGCTGTCATCTTTTGTTGCGTGAAGCCAAACCAATCTTTGCGGGTTTCGGATTGCTGAACCAAAAAACCTAGTAAGTCTGCCGTGTTCTGTATTGTCGTGTCTGTCATGTTTATTCTTCTGGTTCAATTGTTGCGGCAACTGGGTTGTATCGTGCAAGTATTGTTAAACAAACAAACTCCACTGTGTCAGGCTTTGCTTTGGCAAGTGCCGTAGCAACCTCATTGGCTTTCACCTCCAACCCCCGCGCCACTGCGTCAAGGGATTGGTGGGTGGTCGCCAACACTTCAACAGCGTCAGCGACTTTCATTAGGAATTACTCCAGCCGTACTGATTGCCGCGAGGATGGATGGTAAATACACACTTGGCTTCAGCACCGGGTTGTGCATCAATTTGGAACTGACCCACACGACCATTAAAAGCATAAGCCACAGTATTCGTTCCATCGTAAGCCGCCACGACATAAGTGCGGTCAACAAGACCTGAATATGCGTCTGCACGAATCAACAGCAAGCCAGCATCTGAGGGATTCCAAGCCGCTGTAATGGTCATGGAAGTTGGTGCGGATTGCGTTGGGATTTTGTCGCTTTGGCGTGAACCAGCAACCATGAAACTAGCCACTGCGTCATCTTGACCAAACGCTGGGACTGATTCAATGGTAGCTAATGCTGTGCCTGATGCGCCTGTACCGCCAGCACTTGTGCCGACAATGGTTGCAACTGAAGCTGTCCAAACACCCAAGTTTGCTGTGCTGAACGGTGCGGCTGATGTCTGCATCCAAAACGATGCAACAAAGCCGGGTAGGACTTTTGAGGGTAATGCCATTTTTGTTTCTCCTGATTAAGCCGTGTTTGTCCAACCATACTGATTGCCGCGAGGGTGCAGAGTAAAAATTGCTTTCGCTTCTGCGCCCGGCTGTGCATCAATCTGGAACTGCCCTACGCGAGCATTAAAGGCGTAATTAATTGTTCCTGTGCCATCGGTAGCCTGAACAATATATGTGCGGTCTACAAGCCCTGAGTAGGCATCACCACGCACCAGCAACAATACTGAATCGCTTGGATTCCAAGCCACAGTAATCGTCATGCTAGTGGGTGCGCTTTGTGTCGGGATTTTGTCCGATTGACGCGAGCCAGCAACCATGAAACTAGCAACGGCATCGTCCTGACCGAATGCGGGTACTGCTTCCACTTGCAACAAATTGCCGCTGATAGTAAGCGGAGAAACGCTTGCAATCAACGATAGTTGTGCGGTGGTCAATGGTGTGGGTGTCGCGCTTGGCTGAACATACAGCGATGCGACAAAGCCCGGTAAGACTTTCGTTGGTAAAGGCATTTCGTTTCCTTCCGATTCGTTGCTGAACTTGTCTTATGTTGGAATATCCAAAGTGCAGTCTAAGAAGACTTGCCCCAATTTGTCTTCATTGTCATAGCTGTTGTACAACCATTGCACATCAGCTTTGGCAATCCAAAACCCATTAGTCACGCCTCCAAACAAACCACTGTATCCATGCAAGGATTGTAGTATTTGATTGGAAATTGTGAAACCATCTTCTATGACTTGCGTGAAAATACTGATTTGAAAAACTGGGCGGTCAATGCTTTTATTTGATTGAGTTTGTCCAGTAAAAACTTCTTGGTGAACATTTCTTAACATCCATGTTATGAACTTTGGTTCGATAGCAAAGTTGCGGTTAAAGGTTGCGTACACAGGCACAGGTGTGACTATGCTTTGCAATTGGAATTGAATCGCCTTGGCGTACTGGACGGGATTCTGTTGTGTAGCCATTAGACAGCCACCACAGGGTCATTACGCACACAGGTCATTTGGGCAAACTGTCGGTCATTTGTTTCGCGCACATTGTCAATGCGCCAATCGTACCCGCGCCAAGTTATTGAATATGCGTTTTGATTGTCAACAATCAATTTTATGTTTGGCGTGTAGTTAACAGTCATTTGCACAATGTCTGTATAAACCCTGTATTTGTCCGAAATGCGAACATTGTTTGACACATCAGCAATAGTTGCGCGAGTTTGAAACCACAGGGTTTGCGTTGTGCTTTGTTCTCCAAAATCACTTTTGGAAAATGACAATGTTTTTACTGCGATGTTTTCATACCGCGCTACCATTTACATCACCAACGGTTTATATGGGCGTAAAAGGGTAGCGACCCCAAACGGAATAGGCTTGGAATTGCCATCGGTTGTGTCACTGCGATGGTTATATAGATGCGTCAACAACAGCAAGCCAGCTTGCTTAACTACTGGGTACAGCGCAATAGGGTTTACAGGGCTGACATACTCACAAGACACTGGGCTAGTCATGTTGCTGTTTAAATCGCTTGGAAGCGTCTGCAAGACCACTTTATTGCCTGAGTTGTCGTAGTAGTATGTCGATGATGAAACAGTTGTTAAAACAGGCGGTGTTTCATCATTAAAATACTTAACATTTGTAATGGTCACTCCGCTTGCTGGTGTGGAATTGTTTTGTGAAACTTCAGGCAAATCTAAAGACAAGGGCGTGCCATACAAACTTGTTGCGTTGTAGTACACACGATAGCTTGTGGCAAAAATACTCATGCCCAAATAGTCTTCAATTGCTTGGCGGGTCGCCAATTCCAAACTGCTCAGATATGTGTCTTGGCTAGTGTCATCAAATAAATTTAACTGTTGGCGAATCTCGGCAAGCGTCAACCATGCGGTTGTGTTGTCCCGCGCAATCTGTTCAAACTTTTCATAGTTAAACGGATTGCGGGTTGGCGCACCAAGGTTTAAATAGCCGAGTTGGTCAACAGACATTGTTAGACACCAACCAAACGAATGCCAGCAAAGGGGTCGCGCACAGTAGAAGCCAATCGCTTCTCTGCGTACAGGGTTATGAACCCGGGCGTGGTTTGCTCAAACGCTTGCACATTCATTTCTTCCACATCGGCAATAGTTACAAAGTTTCTCCAGTTTGCCAAGTAAACGCTAAAGTTACCATTGGCAACAGTTTGCATATATGGGTTTGGAATCACAGGGAATCCAAAAATATAAACTACTGAACCACCATCAGAATCACCAACTTCGGCAAATTGCTTAATTGTTGTTCCACTACCTAAATTTCGCAAATCATGAATGGTTTGTGGGTGCATCATCCATGCTGTGCCGGGCAAGTTCCAATATTGCGCTGGAAACAACCGAGCCATATCAGTAATGTCTGAATAGCTAATTGCCGCACCTGTTTGGCTTACAGTGGCAATGCTGTGAATGCCGTTGGTAATTGCTGTGCCGCTTGTGCCATAAGCTGAAGCCGCCGCAGTCGTGTACATATTCAGACCACGCAAACCATCTACGCCGCCAGTGGTAGTCGTAGTAGAACCAGCTTGGTCGTTATTGATAATCATTGAATTGGCTTCTTGAGTTCCAAATTCTTGGAACAAATCTTCTACCAATGTTTCATCTAAATAATTTACATCAGACAAGACCGCACTGCGGATAGGCAATTGAGCCGTAATCACGCGAGTAGGCAATTGCCAAATGCTTGTATTTGTGTTTGGTGTTCCGCTGTCAGCAGTGAATGTATAACCCCAAGGGTTAGCTTGCGTGGTTGCGTTACCTGTCTTTGCAACAAATTGCACCGCGCTTTGACCATCGCGCTTGACTTGTCTTGCCACTTGACGCAAAGGGTTTGCAAAACGCAAAGCCGCAAATGCGTCATCAAATAAAGTACGACCACCTACATTGTTGCCCGAACCTGTAAGTGCAGAGGCTTCGCGCAAATCAATCTTGATTTGGTCGCCTGTTTCCAGTGTTTGTTTAATGCCTGTCAGGATTCGTTCAGTGATGCTCATGGTCATTCCAAAAAAAGGTTGCTAAAAAAAGGGTGGAGGTTTTTAGCCCCCACCCAACGGCAACTATTAGGTTGATGTGCCAGTCGAACGATAGCGCACGCCAGCGTTCGGGTCACGCACAGATGTAGCCAAGCGTTTCTCGCCGTAGAAAGTGATAAAGCCCGGTGCGGTCTGGTCGTATCTACGCATCACCATGTTTAAGCGGTCAACAATGGTGTGGAAGCGTGACCAGTCAGCAAAGTACATGGGGTACAAGCTGTTAGTGCCAGCCGAGCCTGTTGTGCCTTGGAATGGGTTGTCCAAGTATTTGTTAATCACAACATCAAAGCCGAGCATTTGACCGATGATGCCATCTGGGTTCAATGATTCCATTGAATTGAAGATTGGGCGACCATTGGTGTCTTGCAAACCACGGATTGCTTGAGCAAGGATGGGGTTAACCATGAACTTGGCATCTGCTGTCCAATATTGCTGTGGCAAAGAATACATGAAGTTAATCACATCTTTGTAAGCAATGTTGTTCAAGCCAACAGTATTGACGTTTGAAGTCAATTGGTCATAGGTAGCCAAGCTGTGCAAGCCTGTGGTTGAGCCTGTGCCGCTTGTACCAAATGCCGCTGTTGATGCTGTGCCGCCTGTGTAGGTAGCATTAGCACCAGCGTATTGGTCAAGACCACGCAAGCCGTTTGTACCGCCGTAAGGGTTAGATGCTGATTGTGCGGCTTGGTCGTTATTCTGAACCATTGACAGGGCTTCGCTTTGTGCGAATTCTGCCAACATATCATCAACCACATTGCCTTCCAAACCATCAATGTCATCCAGCGCGGCTGTACGGATTGGGAATTGCACATTCAAATCTTGCAAAACCAATTGCCAAATGCTTGTGTCTTCAGTTGTGGTTGCGCCGTTGTTCTGGATGGTGTATCCCCAAGCCGCACCAGCATTGCCTGTTTTGACTCGGAATTGATATGAAGAACCATCTGTTGCAACTGTGCGAGAAATGCCACGCATAGGGTTAGCTAAACGCAGAGCAACAAACACAGGGTCATAGCCTGTACGACCACCTTGGTTGTTACCGCCAGCGGTCAACGCTGAGGCTTCTTGCAGGTATGCGTCATACTGACCAGCATCTTCAAACATCTTCAATTCTTTTTCGCCTTGGCGACCAGCTTTGTAGTAAGTAGCGATTTGCTCACGCACAGCACGATTTACATCACCACGCACAGTTTTGTGTGGGGCGCGGATGATTGCTGGTGCTTGCACACTAGCGATTTTTGCTTCCAATGCAGAAATCTTTTCTGCCATTTCAGCTTTAACAGCTTCGACAGCTTCAGGGATTTTTGCTTCTACTGCTGATACCGCTTCGATTTGTTTGGCTTCGATAGCGTCCAGCTTCTCAATGATTGCTTGGGACATGATTAACCTTTCAGTCGTTTATCTAGGGTTTTAGACAACTCGCGCATTTCAAGTGCTTTGAGTATGTCTGCTTCGGTCACATCCACATCGGACTCACTCTGTTGTGGCGCATTTTCAATCGGGACTTGGACAACATCGCGCTGTTCCAAAACCTTCTTGAAGACAGATGCGGAAGTGACCGCATCTTTTTTGGAAATCCCTGCCTCGCGCAGAGCCTTTTCCAAATTCTTTAAATTAGCAGAGCCATCATCGCGGAAATATTCCAGCTTGTGTACTTCTGCCATTGGATTGTTTGGATACATCACCACGCTGACTTCACGCAAGCCGCCTTTAGTGATTTGGAAATATCCATCGTTGTAAGGGTCATCACTACCAATAGTCATTGGTGTGCCATCTTCTTTGACATATTGATATTCCTCAGCGTATGCACCAACAGAAACACCGCCAAACATCATTGGCGATTCTTTCATAATTTGGTACAAATCAGAACCAGCACTGGTGTTCATGTAAAGACGACCTGAAGCAGTCATGCCTTCATCGTCAAAATCAAATTGCGTCCACTCGCCAACAGGCATTGAGTCAGCGGCATGGTTTAAAAACATTGGCAGTGGCTTACCTTCTGCGCTAAATGTTTTCGCCCAATCCATAAAGCCTTCAGGCTGATAGTTAAACTTGCGACCATCTGCGCCTTCTCTTGCACCCCATGTAGTAACACGGGCTTCAATCTTCCCAGTTGGTTCTTTGTCTGCGCTTTGCGCTTCCATGACCAGCTTGGCTTCGCATACCATCATCAAGTTTTTTGTCATGAATTACCTCATCGACTTTTGTTCGGTCAATGTCTTGTATTGTTTTGGGTGGTCTGCCGCGAGGCGGCTTTCCTCTAGGTTTGTAATCTTGCAAATATCCTACCACTTTTTGAAAAATGGTAGTCATTTTATTTTCCAATATTCATTTTATTGGTTTGATTGCCACCGCCACCGCCAGTGTCTTGTGGACTTGTGCCAGCAATTGGTTCAGATTTGCCACTTTCTTTTAGCGTGTCCGCGCCATCCATGTGCGCTTTGCCCAAGTATTCCCGCGCCTCATTCTGCGTCATTATTCCAGCATTAACACCAGCAACCGCATAATTCATTTGGTCAAGCGGTGCGCCTTTTAAAAAGTCTTGTGTGTCAAACTCCACGCACAAATTAGGGTAGCCCTTAAACAGCGATGCTTTCAGCTTTTGTTGAACATTAACAATAATCGGGTACATAGTGGACTTATAAAACTCATCCAACATTGTTTGCGTATTGTTATATTTTTGGTCGCCAATATGCAACATCGCTGGCGGTACACCATACAAACCGCAAATGCGTTTCATGGTTTGCATCTTCAAGTTTGCTAAATCAGCATCTTGCAAACTTAACATTTTCAGCGGTTCATACTTCATGCCTTGGTCAAGCAACATACCTTGACCCGGCTTGCTTTTATCTGTCTGCTGACTGCCCACCATACTAGACCATGCTTCTTTTAATCGTGCGGCAATTTCTTTATATTTAGCATCAGGAATCACATTGTCAGTTATGAACATACCGCTGGGCTTTGCCCCATTCAGCATCACATAATTGGCATACAGGTCAATGTCTTGGTCTAAGCCAACCAATTCAGCCGCCAATATGCCCTTGTTGAAACCCGCTGAGCCTTGCCATGCCATATCCTTGCAGTGCATAAC